ACCTCGTCGGCCAACGGGCTTCTCAAGGCTCTTGACGGTTTCGTCAAGCTTGCCCTCGCTTCAGGTACCACTGTTGACGAGGCTGGTGACAATGTTTCACGTTCGGTTTTTGATCGTGTTCTTCGTAACCTTCCCAACAAGTACCTACAGCGTCGTAACGAACTAAGGTTCTTCACCGGTCCAGGTGTTGTTCAGGATGCCATCTACTCGCTTGGCAACCCCAACTCCGCCACTGAGGCTTCTGCTGGTGCTCCAAGCCCCGGCTCAACCACTGGCGACCTTGCCTTCCTTCAGGGGGCAATGCGTGCCAACGGTGGCGCTGGTTCGACTGGTCTCGCTCCGTTCGGTATCCCACTCGTTGAGGTACCGCTCATGCCTGAGACTGTCACTGGCGACTACTCCGGTGCTGCTGGTTCGCACGGTTACGTGGAACTTACCTTCCCGAACAACCGTGTTGTTGGTCTACATCGTGACATCACGGTGTACCGTCAGTTCCAGCCGAAGACCGACACCATTGAGTACACGCAGTACATGCGTCTCGCTTGCAATATCGAGAACGCTGACTCGTATGTCATCGCTAAGAACGTCAAGCTTCGTAGCGCGTGATCTTAGGGCTGTTGTAGTTACATTCCTAACAGTTGGGCCGGGGAGAAATCCCCGGCTCTTCTGTTCTTATAACTAAACTTATGATAATATTTAGTAGTATGAATGACAATGTAGTAACATCAGATGATGTCGCTCCCAAGAAGGCTGCGGCAAAAAAGGCTCCGGCTAAAAAGGCTGCTGCTAAGAAGGCGGCTCCTAAAAAGGCAGAGTTTAAAGAAGATGCTGTTGATGGCGACGGTGATGGTCTTGTTCAAGATGGAACAGAACATGAGCGTCCTGTTGAAGAGGCACCTAAAGCACAGAAGTCTCCTGTAAAGTGGTGCCGCCTATGTAACTAAGGAAGGTATCCGCTTCACAAGAGAAAATAGAATTTATGAGATTGATGAGGAAGAAGCAGACTTCTTACTCACGCTTGACAACTTCAGGCTTCCTGATCAATTGGAACTTGAAGAGTATTATAAGGAGAATAACTAATGGCTGGTAACTTAAGCGATTATCTTGAGAACAAGCTTCTTGATCACTTTTTAGCAACTACTTCATACACGGCACCGTCCAATGTGTATGTTGCTCTTATGACTGTTGCTGAGGATGACACCGGTTCTGCCGGTACCGAGGTGACTGGTGGGTCGTATGCTCGCCAGTCGGCTACCTTTGATGCTGCTGCTAGCGGCGCTACCCAGAATAGTTCAAATCTTGACTTTACTGGTATGCCTGCTTGTACTGTTGTTGGTATTGCTATTTATGATGCCAGCAGCGCCGGTAATCTTTTGGTGCATGGTACTTTGACTGCTAATAAGACTCTTGACGCTGGTGACACCCTTCGTATTGCCACTGGTGATCTTGATATTAGCATTAACTAATAGGAGGTAAAAGTGGAGCGCAGGGAACTTGCTGGAGCTGTAGTCGAAACGACACTTTCTTCTGGCATATCTAATACCGATACAACAATTTCTGTTGTTGATGGTTCCACTTTTCCAACTGGGGCTTCTGGTAATCCTTTTGTAATAGTTATCAGTAGAGGTTCTGCAAACGAGGAAAAGATTTTGTGTACTTCAAGATCTACAAATACTTTTACAGTGTCAGCCAGAGGGTATGATGGTCCGCCAGCGAGCGCACATACTTCTGGGGCTACTGTTAATCATGTTTTGGATGCTACGGCGGTTCAGGATATGAATACGACAACTTACGATAATCATATTTTATCGTGGATGGGGGTTTAATAAATGGCTTTAACACCAAAGAGGCTTTATACAGGGAACGATACGGCTAGCACAGTCTACACCGCTCCCTCCGCTGTGGGCAGCTACTCTATTATTAAGACAATTAGTATTTGTAATACTACAAACACTGCTAAAACCGTCAGTATTAACTTAGTTCCTAGCGGAGGCAGTGCTGGTGTTGCTAACAAAATAATGAGCAGTGTTGTTGTTCCTGCAAATGATACAATTTACTCAAACATGGTTTATGTTCTTAATGCAAGTGATTCAATTTACTATGATCCGCAAGATGCTAACTTGACTATGGTTTTGACAGGGGTTGAATACTCAGCATGATAGGTCGTCTCACTACTAGTAATTTTGCTGATCAGGGCAGAAAGATCACTGCTTCTGATACTGCACCTTCTTCTGCTATTGAGGGTGATCTTTGGTATAAGACTGATGTGGGTGCAACACTTATTTATTATGATGGTTTCTGGATTGAGCTATCTGGTGGCGGGTCTGGTGGAGGATCAGATTTTGCCCCTCAAATTATGTTATTGATGGGAGTTTAATATGGCATCGAATTACAAACTTTTAGGACAGGTCGCACCGTCTGCTACTACTACAACGACTTTATATACGGTGCCTTCTGCCACTGAGACGGTTGTTTCTACAATTTCTGTTTGCAATAGAGCAGGTACCGCTGGAACATACAGAATCTCTGTTAGACCAACAGCTGACACTTTAGCAACAAAGCATTATATTGCGTATGATTCTGCGATTGATGCTAATGATACAATTTTGATTACTGCTGGTTTTGCTGCTGAAGCTGCTCATATTGTGGAGGTGTACGCTGATAGCGCTGATATGAGTTTTAGCGCTTTTGGTATGGAGGTTACCTGATATGGCAATTTTTAAGTTGTCTGAAGGTGGTTGGGATAAAGCAAGAAGGCCGTTTAGATCAGGTTATTCTGGTACGGCTCCTGCTTGGGTAGACAACACTCTGGCTAATTTTGATTACGATGCTGTCTACTCTGATAGCGTTACTGCGTCTGGAGAGCCTGCTGTCAACTATGAAATTAGTGCTGGTTCTCTACCTACCGGTATTAGTTTAAATCAAGACACTGGTGCTCTTTCCGGAACACCCAGCGTGCTTGAATCTTATTCCTTTACAATTAAAGCTTCAAATCCATTGGGTTTTGTTGCTCAAGACTTTAGCGGACAGACAGGCGTTGCTCCGGCTTGGGTTGACGAAACCCTTGCAAACATTACGTACAACACTGCCTACAGTGATGGTGTTGAAGCGTCTGGCGTACCAACTCCATCATACTCTATTTCCGCTGGCGCTCTACCAACAGGTCTATCATTAAATACTTCCACTGGCGCTATCACTGGCACTCCAACTGCCGCTGGAGATTTTACATTCACGATCACAGCGACAAACTCTGTTTCATCTATATCTAAAGAATTTACATTTAGTACACCTGCACTAATAACTGGCGGAACCCAAACGACCTACACAGGATATATGGCAAGAACCTTTACAACAACTGGTCAAAACACCTTAACTATTCAAGGCGGTAGCCCAGTGACAGCTGCCGTTATGGCTATTTCCGGTGGATACCCGGGCCTAGGTGGTTCTGGAGAACCTAATCCTGCAAGAGAAAGCGGTGGCGCTGCTGGCGCAAGAACTATATCAAATGTAACCTTTGCTCCGGGCACTTATTATGTTAATGTTGGTTCTGCTACTGCATCAAGTAATATTAAAAATCAACCAGGCTCTACTACTTTAATTAACGCTTCAGGTAGAACCCCAGGAACACTGTCTCCAGTTGTTTACGGCATGGGCGGTGGAAGAGGGCATAGTGGTGGAACTCGAAATAGTCAAAATGGTGTAGGCGGCGCTGCCAACAACTATCGCACAGGATCAAACGAAACGAGAGGCGGCGGTGGAGGAGGCGGAGGCTGGGGCGGCGCTAACCCCGGACCATTTCCGGGTGGATCTGGCGGTTCTGGTGGCGGTGGTCCCGGTAGAGGGCCATCACAAAGCCCAAGCTTAGGATCTCCCGGCACACCCACAACGGGTTCTGGCGGAGGCGGAACTTGGTCTGGTGCAGTTGGTGCGGGTGCCCCTGGAATGGTTGTCATTAGATTTGCTGATACGGATGTGATAACATGAGTCATATTTTATGTGTTACAAATTTTACTGACGAGACTATCTCTTTTGATGCTACTCATCTTGGACCATATGGTGCTGCTTTTCAAATTGGAATTGAAGATAGACAAGTTTTTACTGATCTAAGACTTGAAGTAGAAATAGATGGTCACATAGAATATAAACCAAATGGTTCATATTCTTATGGAAGGTCCGACCAAGAATTTGTTGATTACGTTTATTTCGATTTGCTTCCAGACACTGCTTATTCTGCTTCTGTAATGGTTCGTGATGGGTCTGAAGTTGTAACTGATGTTCTTAACTTTACAACCCCCATTCCAGACCAGCCATATCCTTCTTGGACTTGGGTAAAACCTGATTGGGTCCCACCTGTCCCATATCCGTCTGATATAATTGAAGGCGTCCTGATGTACGACTGGGATGAGGAAGGTCAGCAGTGGGTAGCGATTCTCGCGGAATAGTAGTAATTAAAGAACTCTTCTCTAAAGACGTTCACAAAGAAATCATCAGCTTCGTTCAGAACGAAGTTAATACTTATCCTTTAGATGAAGATAATAGTTTGTTTTTTAGAAGGTATAAGCAAAACATAGACTTTTTTGTTCATATCCACGAACAACTTGTAGATCTTGCTAGTGAATGTTTTCAAGTTAAACTCAAGCCTTCTTATTCATTTCTAAGCATGTATGAAGACAAAGGGCGTTGTCCTTTGCACCTAGATCGACCACCATGCTATAGGACTATTGACTACTTAATCAACTCTGATAGTAAAGACGGCTGGCCGATTAATATATCTCATCCGTGGAGTGATGATAAAGTAAAGTCTTTTCTTGGTAAAAAGAGTGGGTTGTCAAAAGAAGAGTTTGATTTAAGAATAGAGAACGAAACATGGGAGTCAATAGTTTTAGAAGAAAACGATGCTGCTGGGTATTCTGGTACACATTCTTGGCACTATAGACCAACGTTGTCTAATGGTAAATCAAACCTTGTATTTTTTCATTTTGTGAAAGAAGATTATGATGGTGAACTACTCTGAGCCAGTAAATCTAGATGTAAACACATTAAAACTTACACCTATTGATTCTGTTGGTGGTGGTCATAATTTATATCATGATGATTGTCACAATTTTGCTTGGTGCGAAAATATTTTTACAAACACTCAACTTGATGCAATTATTAGCATTTGTAATAGTTTAGAGTTTGATAAAGGAATGACTGCCTCTACAACACAAGATGATAAAGTTCGAAATTCTAGTGTTAAATTTATATACCCAAACAACAGGACCAGATGGATCTTTGATGCTCTAACTGAATCTATTCATCACATGAATAAAGAGTATTTTGGTTTTGATTTAGGTTATATGGCCGAGGGTATCCAACTTACTAGATATGAAGCCCCTACTCAGCATTATGAATGGCATTGTGACCGTGGTATGGCCGTGCCAGTGAGAAAGTTGTCTCTAGCTCTTCAGTTGTCAGACCCGAGTGATTACTCTGGCGGTGATTTAGAGTTAATGATTGGTGAGACTCCTGAAAAAGCTAAAAGGGATCGTGGAGTTGCAACTTTTTTCCCCTCTTGGCTGATGCATAGAGTCACACCGGTAACTGAGGGCACTAGGTACTCGCTGGTTTGTTGGATTTCTGGCCCTCCGTTCAGATGAGTTGATATGATAAATCCCTTAACGGTAAATTACAATAATTTAAAGAATCTCATACTGTCCGGCGATTTTCCTTGGTTTGTTGGTAAAAATGATTTTGATAATTTTCACTTCTTGTCACACCCGTTTTTGACACGACCTGAATCTGGACCAAAATACCCAACAGTGACATCTCCTTATGTAGATCTTGCTTATCAAGTTTTTGTGGAAATATGCGAGCAAAATAATATTAATGTTGAGTGTATTTATAGGATGGGGGCAAACATGGTACTCCCTTCTGTGAACTCTGATCTTGTCAGCAATTCCCATGTTGATCATCAGTTCCCTCATTCAAACATGATAATATATTTGACTTCATCTGGTGGAAGCACCATTGTTGGGGAACATAAATACGCACCAGTAGAAGACAGTATTTTTGTTTTTGAAGGCGAAAGTCATTATCATGAGTTACCAAAAACAAGTCCAAGAGTTGTATTTGTTGCAACATTCTTAAAAGGAGAATGTGTGTGAAAGTTACTGTTGTTGGAGCTGGCAATGCCGGTTCTTTTACAGCGCTACATTGGTCTTGGTATACAAGGAATGACCCCAATGTCCAAATTGAATTAGTTTACGACCCATCCCTGCCCCCAGAAAGGGTCGGTCAGGCAACGCTTTTAGATGCCCCTCATCTTCTTTGGGGTTCTACTGGATTTGATTGGTATAACAATAATATACATGCCACATTCAAAAGTGGAATCTTATATGAAGGCTGGGGAAAGACCAAAGATAAGTTTTTTCACAACTTCCCTGCCGACAGGATGGCTATGCACTATTGCCCTTGGGAAATGCAGCAAAGCATTTTGAATTCAGGTCATTTTAAAGTTACAGAATCTGATTCTATACAACTAGAAGATATTGATTCTGATTATATTTTTGATTGTAGAGGTAAACCTGATAACTTTGATGATTACTATGATCTGCTTAATCCAATTAATTCTGTAATACTAGGGAGACCCAATTGGGATATGTCAAATGTTTTTTGGAGTAGACATGTTGCTACGCCAGATGGTTGGACTTTTGTAATACCAACGCATCCAGATTCACCATCGTATGACTATTGCGTAGGGTATTGTTATAATAACTCAATTACAACAAAAGAAGAAGCAGAACAAAACTTTTTATCTCTATTTGACGTAAATGTTACAAAGCACTCAAGTTTTAAAAATTATATTGCTAAGTCTCCTGTTGTAGATGAAAGAACTTTTTTGAATGGTAACCGTTTGTTTTTTCTTGAGCCTCTTGAATCTTCTTCAACTCAAACATATTTGCACTGGGCAAAGATTTTGTTTGGAAGCATATTTTTAGACGAATGCGATATTAGGCAAGCAGAAGAAGATATTGTAAGATATATTAGACAGACTCAAAATTTTGTTTTATGGCACTATCACTTTGGTTCTAAATACGATACTCCTTTTTGGGAGTATGCTAAAACATTAAAATTTATAGATGAAGAATTTGATGATATTCTTGAATATTCAAGATCCTGTAGCAAATACGAGATTATTCCCGAGTCCCACGGAGGCGGTACTGTTAATCACCTATACTCTCAGTGGCCTCCATATAGCTTTAAAGTTTGGGATGAGGGAGTTAATGGATAATCTTGCTAAAATACTGCTATACTGAGATAATAGAGGTTAGATATGGCTATTGATTTCCCCGATTCCCCATCAGTAGACCAGCAGTATACCGTTGGTGATCGTACCTGGACTTGGAATGGTGATTACTGGGCATTGACCCTCACCAGTTCAACGTTCACTGCTTCTGACGATCCGCCTTCTGGTGCTTCTGCCGGTGATATTTGGTTTGAATCTGATACCGGTAAGAGCTTTGTTTATTATGATTCTTTCTGGGTTGAGATTGCTGGTCGTGCAGGTTCGACCACGATTACTGGCGGCGGTAGTAATGTTTCTGTTTCTGGTACTGACGGGGAAATTCAGTTTGCTTCTAATAGCACTCTTTCAAGTTCAACTTCTCTTGTTTGGGATACTGCTAATACTCAGCTAACTATTGGTGGAGATATTCTTGCTAATAATGTTACTGCTAACGCTAATGTTGTTGCCGATGGGATTACCATTCATTCTTCGGGGATTCCTATTTATTTGAACGGCCAGACGGTTGCTATAGATTTTACTATCCCTTCAGGGTATAATGGTATGTCGGCGGGTCCAATTACTATTTCTAATGGTGTAACAGTAACTGTGACTTCTGGCAGTGAGTGGAGTATCGTATGAGTAGGTTAACGGTCGGATCTATTGAAGGTGTAACATTTGACGGCTTAGATATTGGTAATACTTCAACTTCAAATAGCACAATGACTATAACTTCTGCTAATAATACATCTGCTATTCTTGATTTGATAGGCGACCTTAGCGGAACCAAGGGATTCAGGGTAAAGTACGAGGGTAACGGTAACTATTTCTCCATCTTGGATAATACATCCAGTGTCCTTACGGAGAGATTTAAGATTGATGCTAATGGGTATGTCACTAAGCCCAATCAGCCTGCGTTCAATATCAAAAAAGACTCATCTGAAACCGTCACTTCCGTTGGTGGGATAATCAATTTTACCAATGCTCTCTTAAACACAGGCAACCATTACAGCACGACAACCGGCCTATTTACAGCGCCAGTCTCTGGTGTTTATTACTTTGCCGTAAAACTACTCACCCCCAGTGACACAACTGGAGGCGATATTAGACTCGCCATAAACGGAACACAAAACAACAATTACGCAGGGTATGGCTCAACCTATAATGGTCATAAGCAGACTATGATCACTAATGCTTTATATTTAAACGCAAATGATTCAGTTGGAGTCGTTTCATATAGCGCATCACAAACTTTTTATGGTCAAGCCACTCACGGACACAGTTCATTTGCCGGGTTCTTAATCGGATAAGGAGTAAAAATGACAACATACACAATCACGCTCACAGACGCAGAAGACAAAGCGCTTCGTTACGTAGCGCTAGATCCACAAGACTGGATCGACAACGCAGTCCACAACCGTTGCCGTCAAGCCATCGACCAGATCTACGCTGAAGAAGTCGAACGCATGACCAACGACCCCGACATCGACAGCATCCCCGCCAATAAAGAACAAGTTGTTCTTGCTGCTGATATTCAGTCTGCGGCGGATCGTCAAGCTGCTGCTGGCGCAGTTGAGATGTAATAATGAGTACCTTAAGGTTTAATACTTGGGAAACTAGCGGTGGAACTGCCGGTGCTTCTTTAGATAGTTCCGGCAATCTTTCTGCTACTTTAAAGTCTCCTTATGAGTCTTGGACTGTTGCTTCTTTTGCTGTAAATGAATCAGCAGATGTAGATATTGCAACATCGTCTGCTCACTATTGGACAGCTAATGCGGCGGGCAACTGGACTATGAACTTTCGTGGAGATAGCACTACTACGCTAAATTCATTACTTTCTAATAATGAGTCTGTAACGGTTGTTGTCCTTGTTACGAATGGGTCTACTGCTTATTATCCAACTGCTTTTACTGTTGATGGTTCTTCTGTGACACCGGAATGGTCTGGCGGGTCTGCCCCATCGTCTGGTAATGCTAGCAGCATTGATTCTTATCTTTTCACAATTATTAAAACCGCTGATGCCACGTTCACGGTTCTTGCTCAGCAGGTTCAGTTTGCGTGAGGTTAACTGATGCCTATTTTGAGTGCTGTTTCTTCACCCGCTAGAGGCACTTTTAAGTTCGGTGTACCACCGCTATTTGTAGAATATTTGGTTGTCGGCGGTGGTGGTGGCGGAGGTTCTGGTGCTCAGTCTGCGGATAACGGCGGTGGTGGTGGTGCTGGTGGTTTGCGCTCATCGGTGTCAGGAGATGCATCTGGTGGTGGGGCAAGTGCTGAAAGTCCGATTCTTGCAAGCAAAGGTACTGCCTATACTGTAACTGTTGGTGGTGGAGGTGGCGCTCAAGCAAATGGTGGAGCTTCAACTTTTTCAACCATTACTTCTGTCGGTGGTGGAGGTGGCGGTGGTTCGGTATCTACTGCCGCTAAATCTGGAGGTTCTGGAGGCGGTGGTGGTCCTGCAAACGGTAAGGCTGGAGCATCAGGGACTGCGAATCAGGGTTATGCCGGAGCAACAGGAAACACAGCGTCACCGTACCACGGCGGCGGCGGAGGTGGTGCTGGAGAGGTAGGTAATACTAACGGCCCGGGCCGTGGCGGTGATGGAGTAGCAACTACTATTATCTCCTCCTCAGAGGCTTCAGCACAGTCCGTTGGCCAAGTTATCAGCACAAGTGTTTATTTTGCTGGTGGTGGTGGAGGCGGGTCAGACGCAAATCAAGCACCCGGCGGCGCTGGCGGTGGTGGTACAGCAAACTTGTATTATACTGCTGGAACTAATGGCGTTGCTAATACTGGCGGTGGCGGCGGTGGCGGTGCTTCTCAACCCCCATACATTCCCGGTAGAAATGCTGGCTCTGGAGTTGTAATATTAAGGTATTCCGCCTCGTTTGCCAGCCCAACAGTATCTGCTGGGTTAACATATTCTGAAATTACTAGTGGTGCAAATAAGGTGCTTATTTTCAAGTCTGGCACTGGTACTGTAACTTGGTAAGTGTGATAATATATAAAGGTGGTTTAAATGGCTTCTGTAATTAGATTTGATACATGGGAAACTTCAACCGGCAATAGCGCTGCGGTTGTAAGTGATTCTGGGAATATCGCTTTTTCTGGTGATTTGTCTGTTTCTGGAAATATGGCTGTTTACCTTCAATCAAATGAGCAAACAGCAAGTTATACTCTTGTTTTAACTGATGCCGGTAAGATCGTCGAATGTAATAATTCATCAGCGATGACTCTTACAGTTCCTACTAATGCGTCTGTTGCTTTTGAGGTTGGAACTGTTATTAATGTTTATGCTATGACAACAAATGCCGTAACTATTGCTGGTGACACTGGTGTTACTGTTAGAAATGCTGGCATTATTGCTGATCAATATGTAGAAGTCTCTTTAAGAAAAAGAGCAACTGACGAATGGGTTGCTACTGGCAACTTAATCTGATGGCTGTTATTCCGTCTTCAAGAAGTACTGGATGTATTTCAAATAGTGTCAATCGTGGCGTGACAGATGGATTAGTTCTTTTTCTAGATGCTGGAAGCAGTGTGTCATATTCTGGTTCCGGTACCGCTTGGACTGATTTGAGTGGTGAAAGTAATAATGCAGAATTAGTTAATTCGCCTACTTATAATTCATCAAATTCTGGATTTTTTCAATTTGTTAATGATGACATTGCTAGAATTCCAAATAATACTTTATTAGATACTGATTTTCCTACTGTAGAAGTCTGGGTCAAAACTAATGCTACTAATCAAAATGGTTTTTGGTTTGAAAAAGGTACAGTAAATACTCAATATTCATTATTTCAAGGTGGTGGCTCAATTTATTGGAGACAGAATTTTAATGGTACTCTTAGCGATTTAACAATTAGTACGGCTACTTATATGAATACATCGGACTGGTATCAAGTAGTTGGCACTTACACTCCTGGTAATAGACAATTATTTATTAATGGAAATTTCGTAGCATCAGACACGCGAACTGGAAGTCTTTCTACCAATAGTGGTGGGATGTCTATAGGTGTTTACGGCGGATATTCCGGTGGTAGAGGATACTATTACAATGGAAACCTCGCAATTTGCAAGGTTTACAACCGTGAACTGTTAGAATCAGAAGTTCTACAAAATTTTAATGCGTGCAGGCATAGATTTGGAATTTGATTGTTTCTTGCGACAAATTCGGTTTAATGAGATAATATAGTAGATATGGCTATTGACTTTCCTGATTCCCCATCTGTTGATGATCAACATACGGTAGGTGATCGTATTTGGCGTTGGACTGGTGTTTATTGGGAGCTTACTAGTACGTCTAGCCTTTTTACTGCATCTGATACTGCACCGTCTAGCCCGACTGCCGGTGATATTTGGTTTGAGTCAAGTACCGGTAAAACATATATTCGTTATGATTCTTACTGGATTGAGATTGGTGCGGCTTCTAGTTATACTGATCTTATTTTTGATGCTGATGGTGATACCTCTGTTCAGGTTGAGGCTTCTGCTGATGAAGATGTGATAAGATTTACTACGGCGGGAACAGAGAGGGCAAATGTTTCTGCTTCCGGCTTTAATATTGCCGGTGATCTTGATGTAACAGGCAACCTTACTGTAGGTCTTAACACTGATGTAGAAGCCAGCATTGATGCCGTTGAAGCCGATGTGTCTACTCTTCAGACTGATGTTACGAACATCAATGAACTCCAGTTTAGTTATCAAACAGCAAGTTATACTTTAGTTCTTTCTGATGCTGGCAAAGCGGTACAAATGGCGGTCGCTTCTGCGAACAACTTGACTGTTCCACCTAATTCGTCAGTCGCCTTTCCTGTTGGTACTCAGATACTTGTGATTCAGCAGGGTGCTGGTCAGACAACTATTGTTGCTGGTGCTGGAGTAACTTTGTATTCCAAAGACAGCAATCTTAAATTGTCGGCTCCGTGGTGTGCGGCGACGCTCATCAAAGCCAATACTGACGTTTGGGTCATTCTTGGTGATTTGAGCGCCTGATATGCGTTTATCAACTATTGCTGGGGTTGCTGGTTCGGGAGGAGTTGCTATTCCTGAAACTGTGTCATATTTGGTTATTGCTGGTGGTGGCGGCGGAGGCAATGATGGATATTATGGGGGTGCTGGCGGTGGTGCTGGTGGTTATCGCAATTCATATGCTTCGGAAACTTCAGGTGGAGGTGCCTCTACTGAGACACCGTTGTCAATTACTGCTGGAACAGCGTATACGGTAAGTGTTGGTGGAGGTGGTGGCGCAAACGCACAAGGCGGCTCCAGCACATTTGGTAGCATAACTTCTACTGGCGGCGGAAATGGTGGAAGAAACGATAATTATAGTAGAGGTGGTTATGGTGGTTCTGGTGGCGGCAACGGTGGCGCAGTGTCTTGCTGGTCTTGCGTTGATTCGGTTGCGATAAGACCGGGAATTGCAGGTCAAGGATATGCTGGAGGGAAAGGCGGATCTTGCTCTGTCGGTGGTGGCGGTGGCGCAGGTGGCGGCGGTGCTGGTGGAAACGGAGGTGGCGGTGGCTGCAATGTCGGTGGTGGTGGCGGTGCCGGACGATCCTCATCAATAACTGGTTCTGCTGTAACTAGGGGAGTTGGTGGTTCTGGTGGATATTACACTGATGTAAAGCCTGCTGGCGCAGCGAACACTGGCGGAGGTGGAGGCCAAAAAGTTAGCGGCGGGTCCGGTGTTGTAATTTTACGATTTACAGGTAAAACTCCTACGATATCTGCCGGTCTTACGTATGATCCCCCTGCCACAGTAGGCGCTGATACTGTCATAGTTTTTAAAGGTGGGGCTGGCACTGTGACTTGGGAATAACTAAAAAGTAAAAATACGACAACTGACTCTGGATTTTAATCTGGCATCATGTATAATTGGAGGTAGATATGGCACACTACGCTTTTCTTGATGAAAACAATATTGTGACCGAAGTTATTGTCGGTCGTGATGAAGATGAGGTCGTTGACGATATCTCTGATTGGGAAGCTCACTATGGTGAGTTCCGTGGTCAAGTGTGTAAGCGTACTTCTTATAATACTCAAGCCGGTCAGCATTCTGGTGATGGTACTCCTTTCCGCAAAAATTATGCGGGTATTGGATATACTTTTGATGCTGACAGGGATGCTTTTATCCCGCCCAAGCCGTTTGATTCTTGGTTATTAAATGAGGATACTTGTGTTTGGGATGCACCTGTTGCTTATCCTGATGATGGCGATGTGTATTATTGGGATGAAGACGTTCTTAACTGGGTCTTTGTTCAACAGGGTTCTGGAGTTTAATAAATGGCTATAGATTTTCCTGATTCCCCATCTAATAACGACATCTATACCGTTAATGGTAAAAGATGGATTTATTCGAATGGCAAATGGTCTATCTATGGTTCTACTTCTCCTGATGCTACTGCTTCTGATACTGAACCGACCGGGGTTGGTGATGGTCATATTTGGTATCGTAGCGATCAGTCACAGACTTTAATCCGGTATGATAATACTTGGGTGGAGATTGGTTCTGCTGGCGGGTTTGATAATGCTTCTACTAGCTTTCCTACCTCTTTAGATTCTGCTACAGGTTTTGCTGCTGTTGAGGCTTTGCAGGCGAAGGTTGGTGTTAATTCATCTGCGGTCACTACGTCGTTGGATTATAAGGTTGCCCAGTTAGAGGAGTTGGGTAGCGTCCAAACGTACACGCCAACGTGGACCGCTACCGGTGGCACACCGACAATCGGCAACGGCACGTTGACCGGCAAGTACGCGGTTATTAATAACTGGTGCGTGGGCGAGATTAAAATGACACTTGGTTCTACATCGTCGTTTAGCGGAACGAGTGAATGGCGTTGGTCGTTGCCAGTTGCTGCGGTAAACCAGATTGGTACTTTTCCAGCAATAGGTGCGTCTTTGATAGTTGATACTGGTGTATCGATCTACCGTGGCATCGTGGTTTATGTCCCCGTGAATAACGTCGGTGTTTATCCTGCTGATAATAGTCCGTTCTCGGTTGCTCCGACTGTCCCGTTTACTTGGACAACCAATGAAGAAATCTACATTACGTTCGGTTACGAGGTGGCATGATGATCGTTTCTTGTGTATTCGGCCCTGACCCCGACAACAGCGATCACGAAGCAATCATGCGCAACCACCGGAACCGTCTGTTAGCGGAGTCGGATTGGGCAATGACCTCGGACGCACCAACCGACAAACAGGCATGGGCGACATACCGGCAAGCGTTGCGTGACTTCCCTGCCACTTGGACTGCTGGCCCTGTCGCTGAGTTCCCTGATCCGCCGGGAGGTGAATGATGGCAATTGATTTTCCAGATAGCCCATCAGTAAACGACACTTATGTTGCTGGTGGTAAAACTTATAAATGGGATGGGACCGCTTGGGAAATTTATGGTCCCAATTTTAACCCGGACATTTTGTATACCGATACGACAAACAATCGGGTTGGTATTAATAATACTTCTCCTACTACTGCCTTAGATGTTACTGGAGACATTAATCTTAGTGGAAACATAACTGTGGGCGGTTCATATGTCGGTTTAAGTTCAGATGCCATAACTGACGCTGATGGCGACACTAAAATTCAGGTAGAAGAATCCGCCGATGAGGATACTATTCGCTTTGACACTGCTGGTATCGAAAGAATGACCATAGGGCCAACTGGCCTAGTCTCCATCCCCGGGGATCTCACCGTAACTGGCACGCTCACATCAAGCATTGATACAGGGCCGATTATTCAGATGGTCGTTGCCACAACAACAACACAAACACTTACAACGAGCACCACCTATGTTGACACAACGCTGTCTGCGTCAA